GGGTTCATCATTGCTTGAGTATAGTATTGCTCAAGTGTATCTAAACAGATACTTTCGTTTACCTTCAAAGGACAAACGTTTAGTGTGTTTTGAGTTAAGATAGTTTCACCTTCATCGTTGAATCCACACCCACCTGCTTGTGCTACTAAATCAGAAGACAACAAGTTGATTGATGCTGCTGATTTGATATCAGGTTGGATTGTTAAGAATTGCGTTGAACGACCACCTAAAATCATTTTTTTGATTAAAGCCATACGCTCTTGATCCACATATGCTTGTAATCCTGCTACATTTAATGACATAATTAAATAGTTTTTTTTAGTTTATTTTTATTTTTAATTATCTTCCTCCGAAGAATTTTGCTCTGTCTAACTTATCTGCTGATTTAGATAGAGACACTTGTTTTTTAGTTACTGATTCAACAGATGGTTCTTTTGAGAACTTGTTAAATTTCTCTGTTAAGTCAGAATTTTCTTTGCTCACATTTGAAACTGTTTTTTTCAACTCACCTACTAGTACTGTTAATTGAGAAATTGCTTCAAACATACTTTTCATTTCGTCAGATTCTTCAGTGTCTTCAGTTTCTAATTCATTGATAAAACCTAATTCATCAACATAGATAACTAATCCACCCTCTAATTTGTGCTCACCAGCCGGTGCTTTACCAAAATTACCTTCAGCGTCTTTAACTAAAACCTCATCACCAACAGATAAAGCATCACCTTTTGATAAGATTTTTACTTCTGTTCCGTCCATAAGTTTAGTCATAATTTCGTTTTTGTAATCTTCCATATTCTCCTCGGCTATGGTTGCGTCTTCAATGGCTGAACTTGCGGTATCAGATCCCATTTTTGTTTTACCCAAATTTTCTTCGGCTCTGTATTCGTTGATCTCTTTGATGACGTTACCAACAGTTGTAATGCTTTTACCATTATTTAATAGATAGTTTCCATCAGGAAGATCAGTTTCAACGCCACCAATTACTTGTGCTACTCTTTCTCCTACAGCCAAACTATCACCTAAACAACGAATAATCTCATTTGTTGCTGCCGTGTAATCCTCCATCATTTTTTGCTCTGCGAACAACTCCTTGATTTTGGCTAAAATGTTTGTTTTTGTGCTCATAATTTTGTTTTAATTATATTTATTTGTTTATTGTTTAATACTTTTAGTTTTTTGGATTTAATTCTTTACTGAAACCAATGATTTTTTTAAGAGATTTCCCAAATTCCACCACTCTATCTGTAAGTCCTTTTCCTTTTACCCACTTAATCTTCTCATCAATTGAGGTATATTCTACCCATATTAACACAGAAGCAAAGAACTTGGTAAAAGCCCAGTCAAACCAAATGTAATTTCTTGCTATTTCATTGACGATTACGTAATCAATACCGTAAGCGCTTATCAATACAACAAAATAGGTTATAAGTTTATGTGTGAGACCAATACGGGTCTTCTTACTTGTTATTTCTTGTTTGGTTTGTCTGGCGTACCAACGACCAACAAAAGTGTCTATAATGGAAAATAAAGACACCAAGATCGCCAATGGAAATAGGGGTGATACAAAGGCGAAGAAAACCATTAGAAAATGTTTCATCATTTAATATTCAACAATTTTTTAATTTTTAATTCCTTATCCTCATCCGTAGCCGTTGAAGTAAGTATACTTTCCAATTCTTCTTCAATACGAGCGATCATATCATCCTCATATTTCTCAATAAAATATCCTTCCAAACTAAACCCATTAAACTCCCCCTCTTTGATTTGATCCCAAACCTCATCATTCTCAACATAAAATGTAGCCATCCAACTACCATCAGGTAAATCAGGGAAAACTTTTGACTCATTTCTATCACCCACAATATAACTTTCTACCATATAAACCCCATCTTTACGAGATTTTGGATCGTGATTTGTATTAACCTTGTGTATTTTGTTTTCCTTGAAGTATTTTCTCATCATTTTCTCAATAGTATCGGCTTTGAATTTAACCCAATATTTACCGAGATCAGGATTATAACGTAGAATGGGGGTCTCTGCTAACATAACAGGTGAGGTAACCATTCGTTTTTCCTCATTGAGATCACTGAATTCTTGTTTCTTAAAACCTGACATACGTAATTCGTTGTTGATCTTCTCCATTTTACGGATAGCCCAATCAACACCAGCGTCTCCACCCCAAGCATCCCACATAATCCCACCACATCCTTTGTCGTACGGAACATTTTTGTTCTGTTGATGTCTCTTAAATGAAGCCATACGAGCGATGGTTTCAATTGATATGTTTCTTCTACCACATAACTGATTGGCTCTAGACCAACCTGTACGAGTTCCACAATCAATATCAGGGTGTTTATCTTTATATCTTAACGCTCTACAAGCATTATCACTTGCTGTGAATGGATAGTCGTTATAACTATCCTCTATGGTCTCAAATATTCTCCATTGAACGTCTGTGGCTGGCTTATCTACAAAAGAGATAGCATCCATACCTTCGTTCATATTATCCTCTTCAAAATCAAGATATAGTGTAGGTTCTTCCATATCCTTAAATACATATTTTATCATATTGTCTAATCGTTAAAATTCTACACTTCGTTTTATTCTATTCACTCGTTTTTGTGAGTCGCTAATATCTGTTTCCACAACATAAGCCTTAATAGGTTGTTGAGCCCTATCTTGTTGGAATACTGTTGATGGTACTCCTTGAGCGTTTGAAGGTGGTAAATCAGGGACTAATTTCTTACCCCCACCTCTTTCATTTATATTACTCAATAATTCAGGATACATTTTAGCCGATTGAGAATTGATAACAAACTCACCAGGTGCTAACAATGATGGAACTGAATCAATATTTCCTGGTCCCATACCCGGTACAATACCCCCTTCTGCTGCTGTAAATGTTTGGTTAGCAATCGCTGCTACTTGAGCCGCTGCGAATGCTGCTGCTATTGCTGCGTAAATAGGTCCTGTCGCCACACCAATGATTGGGGTTGCTGCTCCTGATGAATACGCTGCTAATACCGCTTGAGTTCCTTGAATGGTGGCGTTTACAATTTGTAATTTCTTTTGCTCATTGAATTTTTTCATCGCCAATTGCTTCTCTTCTTCAGCACGTTGTTGATCCAATTCTTTGATCTTATTATCATATTGCTCACGACTAATTAACTCATTTTCTAATTGACCGTCTAAGGCTTCTTTCTCCTTATTGTATAGATTATCAATTTGTTGTGATTGCGCTTCAAATCTTTCCTGATTTCTTTGAGCGATTAAATCCCCCGCTTGAGACCATATCTCCGCTATCTTATCAACATACTGACTAATAGTATCAATAGTTTTAGTTAAACTTTCAAGTGCTGTCTCTTGAGTTGTTTTTGTCCCATCAATTGCTTCTTGAATTTTGGTTTGAGTATCCTGATTAAGTTTCAATACTTCCTGATTATACTTCTCCTCAATCTCTGTTCGTTGTTCCGCTGTAAGTTCATCATTATCTAATTGTTGATCCTTTACAAGCCTTAATGCTGTTCTCTGATCTTCAGCCGATTGTTTGATTAACTCAATTTCTTTATCAAGATATTTTTTTCTAACCTCAATAATAGCCTCCTGTTTCTTCTCTTCGGTCATTTCAGCATTATTGATCTCTCTAATTTCTTGTTCTTTTTGGAACTCAAGATCCATTAGTTGGATTTGATCTTGGATTAATTTAGTTGAGTTAATTGTTATTTCTTCTTGACGATCATATTTTTCTTGAATGTTTTTAATATCTTCATCAAGGTATATTTTCTTTTGTTCCAATAATTTCTTTTCACTGTCAAGTAAATTACCATCAGCCTTTGCTTTAATGTCAGCGATCCCCTTATCATATTCTTCTCGTGTTTTACCTTCTTTCTTGAACTTCTCCTCAAAAGCAGCAATCTCTCTTTGGGTTGCTCCATCAATTATCTTTTGTCTTTCTTCACCGTATTGTTGCTCAAGTAATTTAATTTCCTTTTCCTCAACATTTTTAATCCTATTTGTTTTGGCTTTCTCAAGTTCTTGTTCCGCTTGAACTTGTCTTGATAATTCATTTTGAATTTTCGCTAATAGTTCAGCATATTTTTCTGTCTCTTCAGTAAGATCTTTGGTAGAGTCGGTACTTTTATCGGTTTGTTCTACGTATCGTTTTCCCCCAAGGGTTAATTTATCCTCAACGGCGATCAATTGTTCTCTTCTTAAACCAAGTGATCCTAAAGCAGCATTGGCTTCATTAGTCATTTTTGTACCTTCAGCAATCGCTTCTCTTAAATCTTGTCTATAACTTAAGGCATCTCCAATACTTCTACGAATACCTTTATCTACAAGATCTTGGGCTTCTCTTCTCGCCTTGTTAATCTTTTGTTCCCCGTCAAATCGTTTTTGATTTTGTTGTTGGATGTAGGCAGCATTTTTCTCTAACTTGAATTTGTTGTATGATAAGGTAATATAATCAGCAACAGATTGATTTAATTGTTCTTGGAACTCATTTTCATCTGATAGGTTTTTAAGGGTAGTACCATATTGTTTGTTAATATCCTTAATTAATTCCTTTCTTCTCTCACTATTTTTATTAGTAGATTTTAATTGATAGATTAGAGATGTGAAACTAACACTCTCTTTACCAACATATTCTATGGTTTCTTTCTGTAATTTAAGGGTGGCTTCTCTTTGTTTTTTTCTTTTCTCCTCCTCTTTAGCCGTTTCCTCACTTGCCGATGCGTAACTATATAATCCATATACCAATGTTCCAATTGCTGCTGCTATGGCGATGATTGGTAATGCTTTCATTGCTACACCTAAAGCCGTTGTTGCTACCGTACCTTGTGCTGTGGCGATATTTTCACCCTCTTGGGCTACTGTTTGAACCTCAGTTGCTACGGTTAGAGATTGAAATGATGCTCTAATCTCAACTAATTTTTGATCTAATCCAGCAAATGTTTCTAATGCTTGTGATAAATTCATTAAGGCTTGAAGACGAACCATTGTTTTTTGTAGTTCCTCACTCTCACCCCCAAATAAAGCAACACCTGCTGCTAATGTTTGGAAACCAGCAACCCCAATTGATACAACTCCCGTTATACCACGAGTAAGACGTTCCGCTATATTACCTGCTAATTGACCTACAACAGCGTTTGTATCAGCAATCTGATCCCTTAATTCACCCGCTCTTAAAGATAACTCCTGAAATCTTGCTGATCCTGGTTGTAATGTCTGTAATTCTCTTGTGATTTGACGTAATTCTAACTTTAAGTTAGCGGCTGATGATGAAGCACCATTGATTGATGAAGATAGTTTATCAACATTCTGTTGTGCTTGTTTTGAATTTACATTTATGTTAATTTGAGCGGTTTGAGCCATACTAGTTTTTTAGTAAATATCCCCCATTTGGAAGTGTTTTTATTCTTTATCTGACTTCGGATGACCCTTTGGTAATAAGTCATAATCACCGGTATATTTTTTGTTTTCAGGTCTTCCATTTTTTACAATATAAAGAAACGCATTTACCCTTGCTAATGCCCATTGTTCTGATGATTTTACTGATGGTGAATGAGATACATTGTACGCACCAATACCTCTTTGATATACAGATTTTAACATTCCAACATTTACACCATACCCCAACTTATCTTTATATCTTTCGTTAAAACTATCAGATTTTTCTTTGAGTATATTTTCTACTCTTTCGGATACTTCAGCACCTCTTGTTGATGAAGCACTACCCTTTGCGGTTCCTTCACCTTTTGGGTCTTTATTTGGAGTATCAGATTTTGGCGCTTTCTTACTTTCTTTAATACCTCCTCTTTCACCAACTTCAGCAAAATCTCCAATTGCTAATCCTTGAAGTATTGCTGATTTCTTTGCTTTTCTTTTACTACCCTCATTGTTGGGGGAGTAAGTATAACATTTACCTTCATCCCCCCATTTATAACCTGATTGGTTATTATCCTGACAATCTTTAACTGGCATAATTATTAATTAATTGTTGATCCTGATACTATTGGAAAATACCCACAAAAATTTATTAGTGGTAATGTTTGTAACCAATTGAATTTCGCGTAAATACAATTATCTATTTCTTCAGTTGATATAAACCAAACTCCATTACAATCTTGTAATGGGTTAAAATAACTATCTTCATTATATTTTTGATCTAATAATAAATCCTTTTGTGTTTCTGTTAATGTTGCTACTTGTATCATATTTAATCTCTATTTAATGATCTTTGATATGTGTTTATTGCGTTATATAAGTTAGTTAAATCGGTGTCTGTTAGATCTGTTCCTTGGAATATAAATTGAATTAACCCACCTATAAAATTATTTGTAACTCCTGATGAGTTTCTTGCTGCGATATACACCCCAAAATCAGATGATACATAAGCGTTACTTTGAGTAAATCCTGATAGATCTATTTTTGCTCTATTTGTTGAATTATCCGTTCTTGTTACTGCGTAGAATTTACCTACAGTATTAGCAGTAATGGTAACTAAACTTGCTATTGATTGATTATTTCCGGCTACAAAAGAAAGTGGATTTCCCGGTAACACATTCACCATCGTTATATGATCTTCGGCATCATATGTTCCCATTAAACTTCCACCAACAGTTATATTTTGTATGTAACCACCACAACCATATCTATTATTTCCAGCTGATGAATAATCTGGACTACTTCTCATATAACCATTAACACCATTTGGTGTTGCTCCACTAACATTATGTGTCCACCCACCATAGAATGTCCCTATATATGTTGCTGGATTTAACGCATTTAATCCGTGTGCTGCTGATGTCCCCCCAACAAATGGATGTATTGTTGCGAGTTTGTTATAAACTGAATCATTTTTTAATGTTATGAAAAATGTATTGGTCGCTGCTGATATGGTAGAATCTAATGTTCCACCATTACTTATAATAGCACTTAAATAAGCCGCAGCATTTGTATCATATACAATTGAAGATGGTGTTGGTGTTGGCGTTCTTGTAAGTGTAGGAGTAATACTTGGAGTTGGGGTTAATGTATTGGTTGGTGTAATTGTTGGAGTTACCGTTCTTGTTGGAGTAACTGTTGGTGTAATTGTTTGAGTTGGGGTAGGTGTAGGAGTTACAGGTTCAGAATTTATAAACTCAGCTGCATATGTGTAAAATGTGTTGAAATTAAATATATTTGGATCACTTGTATTTTGATAAAATGTATATTCATCTACAATATTTGGATCAACAGAATTATATGATTTGAAAAATTCATATCTATTTGTCCCCAAGTGATTGAAGAAATCATATTGTGATGAAGTTACATACCCATCATCAAAGATTAATCCATTAAAAAGGTCATATTGGTTTGTTGCTCCCGATACTCCACCGACAACTCCCAAATCAGACCAAAAGGTATTCATATTAACTGGCATCTTATACTCTATTTTATCTTTTATTTTTTAATTTTAATACCAATTAGGTAGTTCATTAGATATTTTATATGATTTAACTTTTAATATATCACAATTATAAATTAAATTATATTCCTCTCCTTCAAGTTTTTCTATTTCTGTGTATGAGATTTCTCCATCATTATCATTTTTGGTTAAAATTTTAACCTCATCTTCAAATAATATTTCCGTAAATACGTGTGTTATATGTTCCATATTTTAATTTTATACTTGTCTGTTTAATGATGTTTGGAATGTTTGTACAATCGTAGAGAATGTCGTTAATTCCGATGCTGTTAAATAATCACCAATGTAAGCGAATGCGATTTGTGCACCAGCATCATTTTTATGTGGATTACCATTTAAGTTTAAGTTTCCAAGATATACTGAAACTGTAGGTCTTGTTCCTGCAAAACTTGTAGTATTTGTTGCTGTATCAACTGTGTTGGTAAATCTTTGGAATCTTGTAGTTCCATTAGTTGAGGTTTGAGCAAATCCTGTAAGTTTAGTTAAACTTGTGAAGCTTAATGTTCCACTGAAATGTATAAAGAAGAAACTATTAGATGATTGATAGTTCGCAGCCCACCATTGTGATCCACTATTGTAAGCCCCCATAATATAACCATCACCTACCACAGGTGGGGTATTATTATAGTAACCCATAGAACTTGAGTTAGTAGGTAGATGTGTGCTTGGTACGAATTTCGTATCAGCAAAATATGATCCTGCTGAATGCGTCATACCACTTGCATTGTGTGTCCAACCAGCTGAGTATGATAAATAATATGCATTTGAAGTTGAAGGATTTAATGCGTTCAATGCGTGTGATGCTGCATTAGCCCCCACAATTGGATACATCGCATAAAGTTTACTGTATATTCCAGCTGTTTTAAGATCTT